TCTTGTGTAAATCAGCATAGACCTTACCATCCTGCCTCTTCAACATAATCACATAGAATTCAGTCATTTCAGTTCCTCTTCTACTTTTTCAATCTCAAAGATTTCATTTAGAAACTCCAGACCATACTTACCCACAACCCAAGCATCTTTATCCTCAAAGAACCTATCACCTATGGTTCTCATATCATAAGACTCTTTGCCTTTATCAAAGAAAGCAATCACATAACAATACTCTTTCTTTTCTCTTGGACATTCATACCACCTGACGAGTTCATATTTGTTGTTGAATTTACACCAACGAAACTCTATGTTTCTGAACCTCATTCTTCTTCCTCTTCATAGGGAAACATAGCATCATACTCTTCATCAGTCAGAGTCAGATACTGAACATCAGCATCTTTGTGCTCTTCAGCATACACCAACTGATAGTGAGCAAAGTCACTTTCAGAAGTGCTGGCATACTCTATAAGTCCATCAACAAGGCACAGGTAGTTCATTTGGTTTCCTCCAACTCATCAAGTTTCTCATTCACAAAATCAGTAATATCAATCTTATTCACATCCACGCCTTCATCCTGGCAGTCAAGAATAAACTCCATAAAAGCACCAAGAATCAGACAAGCACGTTTCTTATCGTGCTCTACAATTGTAGTATGAGGGTGAGCAACGTAATGAGTAATGTTCTCGTAGAGTTGGTCGTAGGTCATTGTTGTTCCAAGATAGTCTTGATTTGTTTGAGGTCTTCTACTCTTTGTTTGGCAATGTCATACTCTTCACAATACCAGTCAAGATCATTTACTTCGTGATTGGTTTGCTCCCTAATGTCCCATTCAAGACATTGTAGGTGCCCTTCTTGGTCTTTTATAAAGTATTCTAAAGTATCAATCATAGACATTAGAGCACCTCCCAATCACATTCCCAGAAATCGTTGATATTCACCCAGAAGAAGTATTTCTGGTTCTCTGATGCGAGAAACAGCATACCATCACCCTTGTCCTGCTCAACAATACAGATAGGGTTGTTGTCCATCATATTCACAAGGCGGTTCTTAGCCTTCTTGCTTTTGGGTCTGACTGTTACTCTTCTCATTTTGAATCTCCAGTTTTAGTTTGCGAATACCAGTAATAAAGTAAGCAAAGTCACGGGATTCAGTCACCCGTTTCTCTTCACCACACACACCACACTTACCATTCCAGACAGATGAACAACCTACAGAATATACTCCATACTTTTGTCCACAATCCATACAGGTTGTGCCTGTCTGTTCAAGTCGTTTGAGGAGTGCCTTCTTCTCTTTGAGAGTCATAGGGGCGTTTCAGATATGAATATTATAGGTCATCAAGACTCTTCAGTGTCTTCTGGTGTGCCAGTTTCTAAAGTGTCTACATCTTCTACCAGGTCTTCCAACCTTTTCTTAAAGTTTTCATCAAAAGGAATAAGTTTCTCTTCACCTCTATCAATTCTATCACACATTTCCATCAGATATTCTAGAAACTCTTTGGGATATGTTTCATCCATATTGATGCTGCACCAGAACCACTGATAACATTCTTCATATGGATCGTCGTTTTTCAGCAGAGCATAATCAGCATAGTTTCCACTGATAAGGTCTCTCCACATTTTGAAGTTGTTCCACATTTCTCTCCAACCAGTCTGGAAACAATGTCCAAAATAATACTCAAACCAGTTTAATTTTGTCTTCATCAACACTCATCCATTCCAAGATAATCAGTCTCTTTTTCATCTACTTCCTCTAAATGGTCCCATCTCCAAGTGCGGGAAAGCAAATCAATATCAAACCCAAACTTATATGCCCAGAAGAGAACACTTAGTCCACAACCATTACCAGAACTTATTTGAATATAGGGCCAAGAAGGATAGTCATTCCAACTTACAGACGCTTGAAGCAAACTTCTACGCTTAACATTTAAAATTTGAACATACCATTCGTGCCCGAAGTCTTCACGATGTTTGAATTTAATTAGGTTCATTGCTCTTTAATAACACAAGATGTAGTGCATTTAAGGTCACCAGAAGATCCAGAGACCGTAGATGTATGGTGTGGTGTTTTTTCTGGTGTCAAATTATATGATACAATAGCGGATACAAAAAACGCAAGTGCAGGGATTGCGACATATTGTAGATAAGTTTTACTGCTCATTATTGTTTTCCTCAAAGTCAAACCATTCATACAGAGAGTTCATCGCACCATCAACCACACAATCAACCACAGCATCTTCGTGTGGGTTCTCTACGTGTTTATGGGCACGATTGTATCCATAACGAACACCTTCTTCCAGTGCCATCTCCAATACCTTACGAAAGTTGGGTTTCATCAGTCTGGTAGTAAGTAAACATACTATAAGACCCCTGACTCAAAAAGTCAAGGGTCATAAGGATTATATTTGTGTTTCCTGTTCTCTTCGCATTCTATCTTGATCTTCCCTTCTATTTTTTGCTTCTATTTCATGATAGGCGTGTCTTCTCTGCCAAGCAGCATTACGAATATTTTGCCTTGCTGCAGAAGTAAGAGTTGCTATTTTAATTTCTTTCCTATCAGCAGCAGATAACATTTGCTCCTGAAATTCCTGAAAGGTTTTCATTCTTAAACTTTTTAGTTATTTATGTAAAGACTTTACACCATTCAGAACTTCTTGAAAACGTTCGGCACGACTCTTGTGGTGCTCTACATTCTCCTCAAGCACACTCACAATATCGTCCAGGACAACATCCAGAGACGCATCAGTATCAAAGTATTGTTGGATTGCTTCGGCAAGATACCGCCGCCGACTCCATTCCATACTATAGGGTTTGTAGTCCATAATCATAGTGTATATGCGGGTATTATAAAGTATTTACTCTTGGTTGTCAAGTTCTGCTAGGTAATCTGTCCACCATTGTGGATCTTTTTTCATTTTCCAGTTGGGAACTTCTTTACCGTGTTCAAAATACCATCTCCATATTGCTTCATCTATTACTTCAGCAATCTCAATCCTTCTCTGCCTCTTCATCAACGTCTCCATATGCATTTTCCACATAGGGTCCGTGTTCTCGTTTTGCATCTTCTCGGACATAATTGACTTCGGATACGCTAGAGGACAACCAGACAGATACTTTCATTATAAGATATATAACCGCCAGTGGAAGAAAACAAAGTGAAAGTATGACGGCGTGTTTCATCGATTTTTTCGATCATATTGATGCCATTTACACCAACCATCAGGTGAAATCTTGCCTTTCACAGCAGTACAGGCATTAGGTTCTCTCCACATATTGCAATTAGTACACTTTTGGTTACCTTTTGGTTCGTTCTGATACTTTGCAGTTGCTTTTGATGCCTTTTCTTCTTCCGATAGAAACTCTTGAAATGATTTCATTATTCTTTCTCCAAGCACTTTTCAAACTTATCTCTCAACTCATTCAGTTTAACTTGATGTTGAAACTCCATAATATGATCTTTTATTTCTTTCTCCTCTTCAGTAAAGTTCATGCGATATTTGAGTTTAGTATCAACAAGACGCACCATTTCCATATAGAACTCAGTGCCTTTATGAATAAACTCTTCGTAGGTCAATCCCTAGTCCTCCAATCGGTTTCGTCTTCATCACGTTTAAACCAATCAAGAAGTTCATCAGGACTGTCAAAACCTCTTCTACCAAATCTTTCGTGCCCTAAACCACCAATGTCCATTGAGTTTAGGAAGTCATCCATTTCATCCATATTGGGATTTTCTGCTTTACGTCTTGCCTGACGGAGCATTGTTCCAGCAGAACGATTTGCTTTTGCAAGTTTCTCTGCCCAAATCATATCTTCTAAACTCACCTCTTCGTGAAGAACAATCTTTTCACAGATTGCTTCAAGTCTCAACCGATACTGCGTAGAGAGCATAAGAATTACCAGATATAGGTCTATTTATTTTCATATTCGTCCATCAACTCTTTTGCAAGTTTCATAGAACGACGATGCATCATATATTTTACCACAGGATTTCTTGGATTGTGTAACAACCACCACTTTTGCTTCTCATAGTTAGCTTTTGCTAACTTAAGCACATAATAAAAAGCAGCAGCGACACTATCATCAGTTACGATGAAGTATGCCACTACTGTGAATACGATAAACCAAGCGTAATAAGTCATCGTCTGATAGTTTTTAGATAGTCTAACACGTGCTCACGCACTGCCATCAATTCATGATAGCATTTCTGATTATGAGCACATTGACGAAGTTCGTGGTCTGGTTTATGAACACTTTCAATGAACAGATCAAGACCACGGTTCCATTTGACTTCAGGAGTTTCTTCCATAATGTGCCTTATAGTTACACTATTTAACCAAGAAATTGATCCAGACTGGAGACCGATGCGCCTTTTGCGGACTTTTGAATGTAGGTTTTTGCGGACTTGTAGTTGTTGGCAACGTGAACCTGTTGCCCATTGTGAATAATCATAAACTTTTTACCAAATGGAACTGCTGCCCACATACCATCTTTGGTCACATAACCTTGAGGATCTCCTGGTTTTGCATCAAGAATACCAGGACGGTTGATGAAAGGTTTTTGAAAATGTTCCGTCATCCGAATACTGCAGTGACGCCAATGACTTTAGCACTTGGGTTACGAGCAAGTGCAGTTCGCTTTGCATCATTGTAGTCTTTTGCTTCAACGATCTCATCAAAGACCTTACCAGCAATGTAGAGTTGGACTTTGCAGCGCATTGGAGTTTCTCCTGATGTGTGGATAGTATAGCAGAAAAATCAGCGTTTGACAACGCTGATGGCAGGAAGACCCTGCTGAAACACGGTGTCCACCACCGCTTGGACCTTCTTAGCGGTGCTGATGCCCACAGAAGAGTAGACAGGGATACAGACCAACCCAAAGGACTTGGTGTAGTCCTGAAGGGCACCAGGGGCGATCCTGCCGCTGCTGAGACCCTCTGCATCGTCCTTGTGCAGGCGGATCACCCGTCCGATGGTCTGGGAGATGCCGATGTAGTCCATGGACCGCATAAACAGCACTGCCTCCAGACCAGACACGTTGATGCCCTCGCTCAGAATGCTGTGGTGCAGAACCACAAACTTCTTAGAGTCATCCTTGCCCCAGGCACTCAGAGTGTCGAAGAACACCTCACGGTTGACCTTCTGACCGTCGATGATAGCACCAGTCTTGGACGTGATATACATCCAAGAGAAACCACGCTCCTCCAGTTGAGTGCAGAAGTCAGTCTGAGAAACCAGAGAAACGATCTGCTTGGTTGCTTTAGAGCAGATCAGAACCTTGCCAACCTCTTGAGCATCAATAGTCTGAATGAGGTTCTCACAGTCAACGTCAGCGACGATCTGACCCTTGCTGAGCATCTCAAACTGCTGCACCACAACCTTAGGAGGAACGATGAAACCACCGTCCACCAGTTCAGGAGCAGGAACATTGCAGATCACGTTGCCATAAACGGCAGCGTCATTCATACCAGGTTTGGAAATAGTAGCAGAATGCTTAGGAGTAGCAGTGAAGAAATAGCAGCGGTCAGCATTAGCAGAGAAGTGCTCCGTAGCAGGGAAAAAGTGACGCTGAACGCTGTTGTGTGCCTCATCAAAGTAAATGGTATCAACGTGAATATCTGCCTGCTGAAGACGCTGCAGGGAGTTATAGGTGGTAAAAATGAGTTTGTGACCCTTCGCTTGCTCATACCAGGCACGAATCACATTGGGGCGAGTGCTGCTGAAGTGGTGCGTCTCACCAGAATGGACGTGCAGAACCTGAGCATTTGTGATAAACTCAAGGAACTCGCTGGACAACTGCTCTGCCAGGAGGATGCGCGGAGCACAGACTACAATAGTCTGAGGAGTATTTTTCAGAAACTCACGAATAGCATCAAAGATAGCGATGTTGGTCTTGCCGCCGCCAGTCGGGATAATCACCTGACCCTTGCGGTGTTGCAGCAGGGCATCCAGAGCACGTTGCTGGTGGGGACGGAGTTGAATCACTGACCTCATTGCGTATAGGACTATTATAGCACTAAAAAAGGGGGTCGGAACCCCCTTGTGCCAGTTGTAAAACTGTCTATTAGAACAATGTGAAACTTGTAGAACCTACACCAGGAACAGTGAACACTAACTGATTGCCCACCGTTGTAATTTGAACAGCAGTTCCAATACCACTTAAGAAACCATTGGTTGCTGTTACTATACCAGCACTTACCGTAACACCAGTTCCAACTCTAAGAGATGATGTTGTTGTAACACCAGATACATTAAGTTGATCCAACTCAGTGTGTCCCAATACATCAAGTCCACCATTTGCATCAATAAATCCTTCAATTATGGTGTCACCGGTATTGGCGACAACAAAGAATTTATCACCACCTGAGGGATTTCTAACAGCAAAGTCGTCATCAACATCGACCGTACCATTAAATTCAGAATTACCATTAATAGTAAGGTTTCCAAATGTAGAAACACCAGATACATTCAATTGTTTAGTAAAGAATGTAGGACCAGTAACTGTTGTAATGCCACTGAAAGTAGAAATACCTCCGCCTGCGCCAGGGAAAACATTCAATGAGGTGCAAGTTACAATACCACCAATTACATTGGAAGCATCAGTTGCGAAACCAGTAAAGTTAGCATAAGTTGCAATACCAGATCTTTCAGCATAAGAAATTGTTCCACTTGCCGCCATTTGAACCCAAGCGGAACCAGTATAATACTCAGGAACTGCAGTGGTGGTATTAAATACGACTGCTCCTCTGATATTATCAGTCGAAGTATCTAAGTTATTTCTCTGAGTTGTATTCAGACGAGGAAGTATCATAAAGCGATACGCATCGCTGAAATATCCAACTCCTGCTTCAGAGAAATCGACAGCAGCCTTTGGTCGTGTGGTTCCAACACCAACAGATCTTATAAGAACTCTCTTGCCAATAGCATTAATATCAATTTGTGGATATGATGCTGTACTACCAACACCAATAAATGATGAAGAAGCAACTAAACCTAAACCACCAACTAGATCTTGATTAGTACCCAGTTGAAGAGAATAGTTGGTAGTATCAGTTCCGATAGCTACATTTGACAAACTTGCAAGATTAGTTACATCAATATCATAAAATGTTGATACCCCAATAGTATTATTGAGATTTGCACTAATGCCACCAAGAACATTTAAATTATTTGTGGTAAAGTTTCCACTAACACCTAAGTCTCCATATAAAGTTGAGTCTCCAACAACAAATAAGTCATCACCAATGTAAAGATCTTGAGTAATTGTTGAAGTTCCAACAACGTGCAACTCATGGTCTGGATTTGTTTTTGCAATACCCAGTCTACCACCATAAGTCAGAGTCATTTTTGCACTCTGATCTTGACCATAAACCCAGTTGAAGTTACCGGTTCCAAGACCAGCAGCACCACGATGAATATAATAGTTTACGCTTCCTCTATCGTAATTGACAAGATCTAACGATGTTTGCCCACTAAAGGTATCTGCTAAGTTACCAAAACGAATCTCACCACCCTGTTGACCTCTAGTTAAAGTTCTAGCAACACCAACATAAGATTCTTGAGTGCTGGTTAACTGAACTCCACCAACACCATTCTTTACAACATGTATTTCTGCAGTTGGAGAATGAGTATTCAGACCAATGTTATTTTCAACATAGAGTCTATTTGAAACAGAAGCAATTCCTGTTGTTGAGTTATTTGATACAGTTATGTTTGATGCTGTTACAAAACCCACAATAATATCAGGGGTTCCTGTTAATGAACGAGCAGTAGATGCTATTCCAGTTACGTTTCCAGTTACATCACCAGTTACATTACCAATTAAGTTTCCTACAAAACCACCACTAGATGTCGTGACTCCAGTTACAACAAGATTATTAGTTCTTACAAATGGGGAAGTTAAAATGCCACTAATATTAATATTTGATGCAAGGCGAGCATTGTCTAATGTTCCTGCAGAAATATTAGATGCATTTAATGCTGTAACTCCAGCTCCAGAACCAACATAACTTTGAGCAGTAACAATACCTGTCGAGTAGATATTACCAGTCGAGTCAATTCCAACACCTGTTGCACCAACATTTGCAAAGATTCTGCTTTGGTCAGAACCACCAACTTGGAAAGGATAGAATGGAGATACTGTGCTGACTCCAACAAATCCTTGTGCATAAATGCTCGTAAAACCTAGACCAATATCTACATCTAACCATTGAGATGTTGGTAGGTTAAGAAGTCTTCCACCATCACCATAATAAGTTACGATTCCAGCGACACCAGTAACAATTCCAGACTGACTAACTGAAACTATACCTGCTCTGATACCACCACTAAACGTAGAAACACCCGATGCTCTAATATTTGCAGCAAAAACTTCCGTAGCAGTGACTAGCCCGACTACCTTTGCAGTTCCTCTTACATCAAGAAGTTCGGTTGGAACTGATGTACCGATTCCAACCAAACCATTAGGGTTTACGATTAAATTGTCATCATCTACCTGTACACCATTACGAAAGTTAAAAGTTTTTCTAATATTAGCCATCGTGTATGGTATTTTTAGTTATTTATCCTATTTCTTAATTGCTTTAAAAATAATGCAGGGCGACGCTGCATCTTGTCTAGTAGATGCACCACTAACATATTCATCGTTTACGTCTTCTTTCATTGGAAAAACATTGTAAAACAAGAAATCAATTAAATCACGATGTCTTCTACCAAGTGGTGTCAAAATATCATACATTTGCACATTATTTCCCATTTTTTCAATAACTTTTTCCCAGAAATTAATGGAGGTCCCATCTTTAAATCTCAAAGTCAGGTTTCCATTGTTACCCTTTTTATTGACAAAAAATTCATGCACTTCATTAATAAAAAATGTTTTTAAGTGAATTGTAGAATCCGTTTGTGGAATAATATGACCATCAGGAACTGAAAAATTATACTGTTCAAGTCTACGAATAAATGCTGGGACGTTCATTAACATTCCTAGACTTTGATCAGAGTATCCATATTCCCTGGATATTGGTGACATCACATTAAATGGGTTACGTTGGTTTTTAAACCTATCCCAATGCCTTTGCTCCTCTTCAGTCCAATAGTTCACAGTATATTTTTTCTCACCAGTTCGTAAATCGTAAGTTTTTTCTGCTGTAGATTCAATCATATACTCGGTATATCTATCAACATCGGACATAATTTTACTTTCCTGAGATATGGTCATTACCTTTTCAAAATCAACTGTTAAATCAAATTCAGATATTACGCCAGGCATTGCAGAACCTGGATGCTTGCTAAACAAAGTTCCACCTGGTTTTAATACCCTATAGCATTCTTTTATCATTTGCTCAACATCTTCAGCATAACCTATTGTTTCTAAAAACAATAACGTGTCAAAATAGTTGTCTTCAAATGGAAGTTTGTCCCAACTTGCTATTTTAAATCTTGATTCATATCCTGGATTTCTTTCTTTAGCACATTTTATTTGCTCTTCAGAAATGTCAATACCATAATATTTGACAGATTTTTTCTTTTTAATAAGTCTTTTAAAAAAATATCCTCCACCACATCCACACTCCAGTACATATTGTCCCATTTTGGACATTTTAATAATATTATCTACATCTTGATCAATAAATGTACTAGGATCAGAGTCTAGATCAACTAAAAGTGCTCCATTGTAATAGTTACCTTCATCATTACTCAATAAAGGTGCAATAGCATTATAGTATTCAAGAGTATTGTCCATTTTTTTATTTTTATTTATTGAATATATGGATTGGTGGAGTTATATGTTCTATAGAATTTGATAGTTGGTTTTTGATCTTTATAGAGCTTTACTTTGAAATGAAAATGGAACTTATTTGGAGTGTATCCATCAAAAATACGTTCATACTTATTAAAAATAGTTTTATTGATATTTGGAAAACACTCAAGCAATATATTTTTTGTATTTAAAAAAGTATCAACTGAATAGTTTGGTAGTAGTTCTACATTGATATTATCATGAATTACATTTCCATTTTTATCAAAGTCAAAAGCATATAAAACATTATATGTGCCACCACCAAGAACTCTTGCTAGGTCTACAGCATCACTTTTCATCTTATGATCTATATTATTAAACTCACCAAGCAAAAACCCACATTTAAAATCTGTGTCTTTACCAATATTATCAATTAATTTGGTAAAATAACTGTATCTATATTTTGTATTAAGTCCAAATGACTTATTAATTAAATCATATTCTTTTTCGGTGACACCATTTACAGATAAATGAAAATATGGAGACTCAATAAACTTATTCTGTGGTGTTATTGCTTTGTGAAATGTTCTCAGACCTTGAACTTCATTTAGTTCATTTGTCAGAATATTGTAGATATAGTTGTAGTCATTTTTTATTTTCGACTTTTCTTTAAAAGAAACTTCACTATAGTCTAAAAAACAATAATGATATGAAACATGGTCAGAGGTCAAGTCCCTCTCAAAAAGATAATAAGTCATAATTGATTGTTATGAATACCAAGCCAGAATACAATTGTATATCTATTTCCAGAAGTAATAGGAGTTACTCCATGATAGTACATCCAGTTACTGGGGAAAACAATAACATCACCAGTTTTAAAACCAAATGTTTTTCCTATTGATGGAAAATCTAAATATCCCCCCTCATAGTTCTCATTTAAGTAAACACATACTGTCAGTAACCTAGAGAAGTTTAGTGACTCTGCATAATGATCATGATGTATTCTAAAAAAGTCATCTTTAGAATAGTCTAAAATGTGGGAATCGCTGATATTTAATCTATCACCATAGGCATAATAAAATGGTCTAACATCTCTTACATATCTTCTACCAACTTCTGCAGATATGTCACGAATAATTTTATTTGAAAATGTTTTGAACTCATCATCAACAGCAAAAAGATTGACATATTCACCTGTCCTTAACAGGTCTGTCATTGGACTATCAAACTCATTCTTGTGCTTCTCATTATGAATTTTTTGAGAAAATTCCTCACAAATTTCTTTTTTTACCAAATTTGTATAAACTTTCACATAATCATCCATGTTTAAATTAAATTTGTTATCTTTAACTTCGGATAACATTTCAAGGTATTCCTTATTAAATCCATTCCTATACTCTTGATTATTAAATCTAGAATATAAATTTGTAAAAGTATTATGCATCTTCTACACAAATATCAATACTAATAAATTCGAAATCTTTATCTGAGTTATTTTTTGCAGAATGTTTTATATGTCTTACATCAAAGAAGTATAGTTCTCCTTTTTTCCAATTAATTTCTTCATCGCCATAGTAAAACATTGCCTCAGTATCCATTAAAGGAATGTGTGCTCTAAAGAATTCTTTATGCCAATAGCAAGTATCAACATGCTCTCCAACATGCTGACCTGATGGAACTGTTATTTTTGAGAATGCCAGGATACGATCATCATTAGCAAACTTTTCAATTGTTTCTGTAGAATACTTATCTTTTGGAATGGTTGCTTCTTCTCTTGGAATCTTCTTGAATGCATAAAGAACGCATCCACTGTCATCATCAATATTCCAAGAAATTTTCATATTTGTTTTTGGACTAAAGTATTCATCCAAAATCAACGGTTTTAACTCATTAATTTTATTATAAAAGTCAACATAATAAGGTCTAGAAAAATCAATAGTCATAATTTCTCATAAGCTCCCATATCAATATTTAGAACCTTCAAGTAAAGGGGGTCATTTGTAAAGTGTGAACCTAGATATTCTCTATCATTCTCATAAAGAATGTCAAAACAAAGGAAACAAAGATCTACGTCTTTTGACTTGTTCGTTCCACTATGAGAGTCGTAAACAAAATCAAGTATAAAGGGTTTTCCTACTTCAACTTTAATAGTTCCAAAACTTTCAGCAGTAATATAACTTTCATCAGCGGTAATAGGAACTAAAATTCTCCAAAGGTTTTTGCCATAATAAGGAGGGTCTACATGCTCCTTAATGTCAGAACTTGCTGCAAAAGTATTCAAACTCACAGTTGGAATATTCTCATCTAGAATAATATCCTTAAGTTTATCACTATAAAAGTTTTTAAGTTGAAGTCCATCCGTTGGAGACTTGATAACTCTAAATCTCCAGTCTCCATATTCATATTTTGATGGAACTTTATATTCAGGAACTTCTGTGAAGTCTTGTTTTAAAACATCTGGAGTTACATCAAGAATTTTTTGAAAGTAACTCTTTACATACTTAGACTCTAGATCTAAAAAGGGCTTATTCTGGGGAGTCGTCGATTTCATAACTTACATCTAGATTAACAACACGTGATTCTGAAGTATCTTCTGCTACAGCATCACTTGAGAATGATGTTGAGTATGAAAGTGTAGTAGAAGAATCTGTAGTTGATGTCACACCAACACCATCATAAGATATTTTTTCTTCACAAGGAACTTGAACAAATTCAGCTTGTTCTGGGTGTTGTGAAATATAGTTTTCTCTATACTCAGAATATCTCTGCATGTATGGAGCATTTGGATGCGTAGGATCAATTTGAGACTTTTCAATACCTTCGTTATATGTCTTATTGATATGAGGAAGTTCGGAAATATGATTGATAGCATCGGCAACTTTTTTGAACACAAATATCATACACTCATGATATCTGTTTGGGGCATAATTTTGAGTCTCATTCTTTCTAATATGTTCAATATAAGATGGATGTGCTTCACAAAATTCATCAGATGAACAGAAAGTTTCATTATAAGTCATTACATCATATTCTGGGACTTCAATTTTTTCAACTTCAAAACCATTCTCAAGAAAACTTTCTTCTATGAGACTTTTGTTTGGAAGCATACCAAGAGATGCCTCACTATATCCATATTCTTTTTCTATGTCAGCAAACTTTTCTTGATATTTTGAATCAAGTTCTTCATCATGAACTACTTTAATTGGGTTTTTAATAATTACTCTACCACCAATTTTAAGTCCTGTTGATATAGTCTTAATAAGAGTATCAAGATTTGTTGTGTAACCAATACTTTCAATAAAGTAAACCGCATCAAAATACGGTTCAGCCATTACAAGTTCATTCATATCTTTACAGAAAAAAGATGATGCATAACTTTCTGCAGATTTTGATGCGTTATCAATTTGCTTTTCACAGCAATCTACACCAAGATATCTACAATTTTTGTAGTTTGGATGAGTTTTTAAGAACTTATGAAACTGACCATTACCGCAACCAACATCGGCAATGAATGAATCGTGATTAAGTTCCCCCAAGTCTGCTAAGTACTGATAGTTTTGTTCCCTAAGACCTAAAGATCCATACTTTTCACTTTTAATCAAAGCAACTTGATATCCCTGAGGATACTTTTCGTTGATTACATCAGCAAGAGAATCATAATAAGATACGGTTGTTTCATCCATAGTAAAATTCTGGAATGTTTACGTTGATTGATCTGTAATACTTTATGTTTTTAATTTCCCCGTTTTCAATTTTAAACTTAACGTGGGAAAACTTTTTGAAGTTTAAAAAATATCTTTCAAATGGATCTGTATTGATACCATAAATCTTCAAAATATTTATAAAGCCCTTTGAACCATCAATAGTATTTTGTGGATATAACTCTAAATGAACTGTGTCGTAATTGAGTTTTCCTCCACATCCATCAAAACCCAAACAATAAAAAATTGGATTGAACTTAGATATAATTTCTCTGGTCATATCTAGAGTATTAGTTCCCATATCAAATTCATCTAAATTTGCTTTGGGAAATATTTCTCGATGAGGAATATCATCTCCAATATCATCTAGATTAAAAGTAAAAGAGTTTTGATTTCTAATAGGGATAATTCCTAGTTTATTCACCTCATCGTATTTACTCTGGTCCTTCAGAGTAAAGTTTACAAAAGTTCCCCTGCGAGAAATATTCAAAA